CATCGGGCATTATCTGAACATAAAACACTATCAATAAGTTGGAGTCATTACCTAAAAATCGCCGTTATGGAAAATGGTGATTTGTCTCTTATTCAACTTGGTCTTGATAAAGAAAAACGCGACATCACTGAATCTGTTATCGCGATTTATCAGAATGAATTAAACCTCCTGTCTGATGTGGTCAATTTACTTGTTAAACGCGCTGTATTCCACAAGCAAATTTCCTCAGTGGATGAACTGACAAAATTAACGACAGAACTTGCCTGTTATTGCGCTGATGTATCCAGGAAACTTAACGATAAAAGGAGCTGATAATGCCGGACAACGTAGATTTTATTCAGGAACAACAGGCTGAATTACTGGAGCGCCAGATTAACGCGGCAAGGGGTAAACAATGCGGTGTTTCTGCGCTGGTTTGCGAAGAGTGTGATGCGCCAATACCTGCTGCCCGTCGTGCGGCTTATCCGTCAGCCACGCGTTGTGTTTCCTGTCAGTCAGTCTTTGAAGCAAAAAACAAACATTACCGGAGAACGGCATGAGTATTCGTATTGAAATTGGCGAACGTTATGTCGTTACCAGTGACAGCTTTCAGTTTATTCTCCACGAGAAAAAGAGAGCGGAAAGCGGTAAAAACGCCGGTCAGGAATGGCTGGCGGTGGTTGGTTATTACCCGAAATTAAGCCAGCTCGTTTCCGGCCTGATGCATCACGATATTCTGACCGGAAGCGCAAAATCTTTTGCTGATTTAAACGCGCAGGTTGAGCAACTCAGCAAGCGTTGTTCTGAGGCTTTTGGCTCATATGTCCGTTAAAGCCTCCGGGCGTTTTGTCCCTCCGTCAGCATTTGCCGCAGGCACCGGTAAGGCGTTTACCGGTGCTTATGCATGGAACGCGCCACGCGAGGCTGTAGGGCGCGAAAGACCTCTTACACGTGACGAGATGCGTCAGGTGCAAGGTGTTTTATCCACGATTAATCGCCTGCCTTACTTTTTGCGTTCGCTGTTTACTTCACGCTATGACTACATCCGGCGCAATAAAAGCCCGGTGCACGGGTTTTATTTCCTCACATCCACTTTTCAGCGTCGTTTATGGCCGCGCATTGAGCGTGTGAATCAGCGCCATGAAATGAACACCGACGCGTCGTTGCTGTTTCTGGCAGAGCGTGACCACTATGCGCGCCTGCCGGGAATGAATGACAAGGAGCTGAAAAAGTTTGCCGCCCGTATCTCATCGCAGCTTTTCATGATGTATGAGGAACTCAGCGATGCCTGGGTGGATGCGCATGGCGAAAAAGAATCACTGTTTACGGATGAGGCGCAGGCTCACCTGTATGGTCATGTTGCTGGCGCTGCACGTGCTTTCAATATTTCCCCTCTCTACTGGAAAAAATACCGTAAAGGGCAGATGACCACGAGGCAGGCATATTCTGCCATTGCCCGTCTGTTTAACGATGAGTGGTGGACTCATCAGCTTAAAGGCCAGCGTATGCGCTGGCATGAAGCGTTACTGATAGCTGTCGGGGAGGTCAATAAAGACCGTTCTCCTTATGCCAGTAAACACGCCATTCGTGATGTGCGTGCGCGCCGCCAGGCAAATCTGGAATTTCTTAAATCGTGTGACCTTGAAAACAGGGAAACCGGCGAGCGCATCGACCTTATCAGTAAGGTGATGGGCAGTATTTCTAATCCTGAAATTCGCCGGATGGAGCTGATGAACACCATTGCCGGTATTGAGCGTTACGCCGCTGCAGAGGGTGATGTGGGGATGTTTATCACGCTGACCGCGCCGTCAAAGTATCACCCGACTCGTCAGGTCAGAAAAGGCGAAAGTAAAACCGTTCAGCTTAATCACGGCTGGAACGATGAGGCATTTAATCCAAAGGATGCGCAGCGTTATCTCTGCCGCATCTGGAGCCTGATGCGCACGGCATTCAAGGATAATGATTTACAGGTCTACGGTTTGCGTGTCGTCGAGCCACACCACGACGGAACGCCGCACTGGCATATGATGCTTTTTTGTAATCCACGCCAGCGTAACCAGATTATCGAAATCATGCGTCGCTATGCGCTCAAAGAGGATGGTGACGAAAGAGGAGCCGCGCGAAACCGTTTTCAGGCAAAGCACCTTAACCGGGGCGGTGCTGCGGGATATATCGCGAAATACATTTCAAAAAATATCGACGGCTATGCACTGGATGGTCAGCTCGATAACGATACCGGTAAGCCGCTTAAAGATACTGCCGCGGCTGTTACCGCATGGGCGTCAACGTGGCGCATCCCGCAATTTAAAACGGTTGGACTGCCGACAATGGGGGCTTACCGTGAACTACGCAAATTGCCTCGCGGCGTCAGCATTGCTGATGAGTTTGACGAGCGCGTCGAGGCTGCACGCGCCGCCGCAGACAGTGGTGATTTTGCGTTGTATATCAGCGCGCAGGGTGGGGCAAATGTCCCGCGCGATTGTCAGACTGTCAGGGTCGCCCGTAGCCCGTCGGATGACGTTAACGAGTACGAGGAAGAAGTCGAGAGAGTGGTCGGCATTTACGCGCCGCATCTCGGCGCGCGTCATATTCATATCACCAGAACCACGGACTGGCGCATTGTGCCGAAAGTGCCGGTCGTTGAGCCTTTGACTTTAAAAAGCGGCATCGCCGCGCCTCGGAGTCCTGTCAATAACTGTGGAAAGCCTGCCAGCAGTGATACTTCGTTACTGGCTCCCACGCCTTCTGAACACGCCGCAGCAGTGCTTAATCTGGTAGATGACGGTGTTATCGAATGGAATGACCCGGAGGTCGTGAGGGCGCTAAGGGGCGCATTAAAACACGACCTGAGAACGCCAAATCGTCAGCAAAGAAACGGAAGCCCGTTAAAACCGCATGAGATAGCGCCATCGGCCAGACTGACTAGGTCGGAACGAATGCAAATTACCCGTATCCGCGTTGACCTCGCTCAGAACGGTATCAGGCCGCAGCGATGGGAGCTTGAGGCGCTGGCGCGTGGCGCGACGGTAAAGTTTGACGGACGAAAGTTTATATATCCAATAAGTGGTGAGTGGAAGCAGTTTTTTAGTGGCTTTGATCTTTTTAAGTAATTGTCTTAGAATACCCACGTTACCGCTTGGGAAATCTACCTAGCAATGCTCTTAGTATTAGCTTTATACAAAGGGTATAAAGGCTGCCATTGGCAACAATGGTGCCAGCATGGAGATAATCTCATGTTAAGGTTAGTGAATGTACGACAGTACAACCGCTACCGCTTTGGGCGCTGGGAGACGGTGCGTAAGCACCGTCGTTCTTACCCGAATCGGTAATATGCGGCCTAAGCGGTAACATTTACCTCTTCTTCACCCATCATTGTTAAGTAATGTTTCTCATCACCAGTCATTCTGAATATTTTGTGCAAGAGTTCTAAGTATTTCTCAGGTTCAATATCGCCCATATCTGTTATGTTTATTGCGTCGGAGTGAGAGCCTCTGTTTATATATCTGTAAAAGGCACGGAAATGGCTGTTATTTTCATCATTTGTTAATTCAGTAAGCTTTGCCTCTAATGCGTCAGTTCTATGAACAAATGCAAAGTAATACTCAAGTATATTTCTCATAATATTGGGGATTATTATTTTGTTGATTTTTTTCTCTTTTGCATCTTTTAATACTTGCCAAAGGGATTGGTATTCATTTTGCACACTTTTTTTATCTATAGCACTAATGGTGCTAAATTCATTTTTGTTTATTCTGCCAAGAAAGTAGTCACGTTTAAAATTTATTCCTTTTTTAGAGGCGAGTTTTATTAACTCATGGAAGAAATAAAGATTATGGGTGAGGGTTATTATTTTTGATGAAATGCCTTTTTCAATTATGTCATGATGGATCATGGATGCTATGTCGAAAACATAGTTTTGAGATAAACTTGATATAGGATCATCTATAACTATGAGTTTATCACGCATATCAGTATCATTTTCATTTGTTTTACCCTTGCAACATTCTAAAAAATATAGAAACGTTATTAATGTTTTTTCACCTTCGCTTAATGAGCGATATACATCTTGTTTTCTATTGTTTCCATCGCGGGATATTATATACTTATCTTTGAGTTCGGCGTGTTTATCAATGCTAAAACCAGAGATGCCAAGAAATTTAAGTCGTGAGTTTATTGCATCTATTGTTGCATCTACACTTGATGTTTTATTTCTTAGTTCATTGATTTCATTTGTGTTGATCTCTTCTTTTCTTTTTATTTCCTGCATGAAGGATGCAGCGTTTTCATATTTTTCTTGAAAGTTTCTTTCGCAGTCTGATAGTATTTCAAATTCCGCGCCACATAAGTCTCTGATTGCTGCCCACATCTTTTCGCGAATATCTATTTCGCTATTATTAAATCTTTTTACTTTGTCATTGAACTCGTTAATTTTATTGTTGTATTGTTCTATATCTTCTAATAGTTTTTCCTCTATCGACTTTTCAAACTCCAGCACAATGCTTATAGATGGATTCTCTATTTTATTATCCAATAGTTTAATGTTTTTTTCTGCAATAGTTTCTAATGCCTTAACATATGAAAGACTTTTATCTTTTTCGTCTTGGTTTATCACCTCACATGATAAAATGTTACTCTTTATTTCTTCATGATGATTTTTAATGGCATTATCATAAGATAGTTTTATTTGTTGTATTTGATCTACTTTTCTTGAGTATATTTCATCAAAGATAGATTCAATGGCTTTAATAAAATTATCATCTATTGTGTCCCTTTGGCAAAATGGACAAATTTCTCCATTTAAATATAGCTCTTTGCCTTGTTTAATCCAATCAATATTTTGTAGCTCTTTTATTGCTTCAGATAAATAGCTGTTGCTAGAGTCAATAATTGGTGTGGATAATGTTTTTTGAGTTTCTTCAGATAAAACATATCCTTTATAAGGAGTTATCAGAGGTATTTCTTTTCCTTTAAACTCGAGAAGTTTGCTATAAGATTGTATTAATGATTTTATATCAATATCAGTTTGTGGAGTATACTTTTTTAGATGGTAATAGAAAGTGGCTTTGCTTCCTATTTGACCTTTCATTAATTGTTTTAATTCTGAACTTCTTATGTCTTTGGTCTTATTCCATATGGAATTTATGCATTCTTGCTCTTTTTTGTTTTTCGCTTCATGGAGTTTTTCGATAAATTCTTTTTTTTCTTTATGCTGATGTGCTAGTGATTTGTTTAGCTCTTCTTTTTCAGATAGTATTTTTTCAATTTCTGCATTTTTTTGACTGAGGGTAAATATACCTTTTTGCTCTTTTGCATTATAAAAATTATCTTCTATATATTTTGAGTTGTAGACTAGGGTTCGATAATTATCGATGGGTTCGCATACACATTCCTTATAGGCGGTGTCTTTAGGATTGTAAAAATAATTTGATATGGTAGATTTTCCACAACCATTTTGTCCATACAATATGTTTATTTTTTTGGATAAATCTAACTCGGTAAAATATTCTTTATGATAGCTTGTTACGTTTTTGAGTTTTAATTTCATTTTATCCCTCTTTTTATTCTTTTTATATTTAGCCTTAAGTGTTCGAGGTTGCCTTCCTCAACGATAGAGATCTAACCTAACTTTTTGATTTATTCAAGAGAATTTAGTGAGTTATATGTAAAGATGTGGATGCTTAGCTATGTGGTTGGGGGTTATTTCAGTATGAATTCATTTGATGCATCATTTTGCATGTACCTGTTAGGCATTTTCTAACTTTGCAGTGTCAGAACTGGCGTACTTTAGGCCATTCATGCAAGTGCATTAAAACCGCCCCATTAAGCGGGCGGGCGAGGCGGGGAAAGCACTGCGCGCTGGCGGTGGTGCTGATTTTATTTTTTCAGCGTCTCAGCGCGTCGTGACGGCGTTTGGATTGTGCGCCGGGGCGTTGGTGTGTCTGCGGGGTGTTTTGTGCGGTGGTGAGCGTGTGAGGGCGTGATGACGGGGTGTAAAAAAGCCGCCCGCAGGCGGCGATGTTCAGTCGTTGTCAGTGTCCAGTGAGTAGTTTTTAAAGCGGATGACCTCCTGACCGAGCCAGCCGTTTATCTCGCGGATCCTGTCCTGTAACGGGATAAGCTCATTGCGGACAAAGACCTTTGCCACTTTCTCAATATCTCCCAGTGACCCGACGTTCTCCGGCTTGCCGCCCATCAACTGAAAGGGGATGCGGTGTGCGTCCAGCAGGTCAGCGGCGCTGGCTTTTTTGATATTAAAAAAATCGTCCTTCGTTGCCACTTCACTGAGTGGGATAATTTTAATGCCGTCAGCTTTCCCCTGCGGGGCATAGAGAAACAGGTTTTTAAAGTTGTTGCGGCCTTTCGACTTCACCATGTTTTCGCGAAGCATTTCGATATCGTTGCGATCCTGCACGGCATCGGTGACGTACATGATGTATCCGGCATGTGCGCCGTTTTCGTAATACTTGCGGCGGAACAGCGTGGCCGACTCATTCAGCCAGGCAGAGTTAAGGGCGCTGAGATATTCCGGCAGGCCGTACAGCTCCTGATTAATATCCGGCTCCAGCAGGTGAAACACGGAGCCGGGCGCGAAGGCTGTCGGCTCGTTGAAGGACGGCACCCACCAGTAAACATCCTCCTCCACGCCACGGCGGGTATATTTTGCCGGTGAGGTTTCCAGTCTGATGACCTTACCGGTGGTGCTGTAACGCTTTTCCAGAAACGCATTACCGAACACCAGAAAATCCAGCACAAAGCGGCTGAAATCCTGCTGGGAAAGCCACGGGTGCGGGAGAAATGTCGAGGCTAGAATATTGCGTTTGACGTAAATCGGTGAACTGTGATGCACGGCAGCACGCAGGCTTTTTGCCAGACCGGTAAAGCTGACCGGTGGCTCATACCATCTGCCGTTACTGATGCACTCGACGTAATCCAGAATGTCACGGCGGTCGAGTACCGGCACCGGCTCACCAAAGGTGAATGCCTCCATTTTCGGGGCGCTGGCGGTCATTGTTTTCACCGCTGGCTGCGGTGTTTTCCCTTTTTTCTTGCTCATCAGTAAAACTCCAGAATGGTGGATGTCAGCGGGGTGCTGATACCGGCGGTGAGTGGCTCATTTAACAGGGCATGCATGGTCGCCCAGGCGAGGTCGGCGTGGCTGGCTTCCTCGCTGCGGCTGGCCTCATAGGTGGCGCTGCGTCCGCTGCTGGTCATGGTCTTGCGGATAGCCATGAACGAGCTGGTGATGTCGGTGGCGCTGACGTCATATTCCAGACAGCCACGGCGGATAACGTCTTTTGCCTTGAGCACCATTGCGGTTTTCATTTCCGGCGTGTAGCGGATATCGCGCGCGGCGGGATAGAACGAGCGCACGAGCTGGAACACGCCGACACCGAGGCCGGTGGCATCAATCCCGATGTATTCAACGTTATATTTTTCGGTGAGTTTGCGGATGGATTCCGCCTGGGTGGCAAAGTCCATGCCTTTCCACTGGTGACGCTCAAGTATTCTGAATTTGCCACCGGCCACCACCGGCGGTGCCAGCACCACGCATCCGGCGCTGTCGCCACGGTGTGACGGGTCGTAACCAATCCATACCGGGCGGGAGCCGAACGGATTCGCGGCAAACGGCGCATAGTCTTCCCATTCTTCCAGCGTGTCGACCATGCAGCGTTGCAGCTCCTCGAACGGGAACACCGACGCCTTGTCGTCAACAAATTCACACATGAACAGGTTTTTAAAATCGTCGGCGCTGTTTTCACGTTTGAGCTGCTCAATGTCGAACAGCGTGCAGCCACCTTTCAGGGCGTCCTCAATGGTGACAATCTGCCGCCACTGGCCGTCCGCACAGAGAAGCCCACCGGCAAGGGCGTTATGACTGACGTCGATTTCCACGCGTTCGGCGGCGCTGGCGCGTCCCCGGTTGAACAGTTCACCTGACCAGAACGGGTAGGCGTCGTGTGCCAGCGTGGACGGGGTGGAGAAATAGGTCGAACGCAGGTGACTCTGTGAGGCCATACCTGATGCCACCTTACGCAGTACCTGAAAATTCGGGATCCAGAAAATCTCGTCGACGTACAGGTCGCCGTTATGGCTCTGTGCGGTGTTGGAGTTGGTGCCGAGAAAAATCAGTTTTGCGCCGTTATTGCCCAGGACAATCGGGTCACCGGTCAGGTCAACGTCAACCAGACGGGCAAAGGCGATGATGTATTCGCGGAACACATACGCCTGCGTTTTACTGGCCGACAGAAAAATCTGGTTATGACCGGTTTTCAGGGCGCGCAGCAGCGCCTCGCGGGAAAAATAAAACGTCGCGCCAATCTGGCGGGATTTCAGGATATCGCGGATGCGGTGCTCAAGCCCGGCGCGATACCAGTGCAACTGATATTCGAAAGACTGCTCAAAGAAAATCTGCTCCAGCTTTTCGATGGCCTCGTCACTGAAAAAATTCTTTTTCGGTTTGCGCCGCCCGCCTTTGTTGCGGTTAGCGACGTTCGGATTAAGGTCTGCCTCGTTGCCGGTCTGGCTGTAGCGGTTGACCCGTGCCAGTCGTTCAATCTGGCGTCCGAGCAGGTCAATTTCCTTGAAGTCACCGCCGGTTTTCTGCGGTTTGATGATGAGCTGGGTCAGCCGCGCTTCCAGACTCATTTCGACACGGCTGATGGGGGCAACGCTGTCCCAGCCGTCGCGCTGTTTCCAGCTCTGCACCGTCGGGCGTTTCATCTGCAACATGGCGGCAATCTGCGGCACGGAAAACCCCTGCCAGTACAGCAGCGCCGCCTGACGACGCGGGTCGTGTAAAAGAGTGGTGTCTGTGGTGATGGTCATGAATACCTCGCCGTGATGAATACACGGCAAGGCTACTGAGTCGCGCCCCGCGATTCGCTAAGGTGCTGTTGTGTCAGTGATAAGCCATCCGGGACTGATGGCGGAGGATGCGCATCGTCGGGAAACTGATGCCGACATGTGACTCATCTAATCACTATTCAGGACTCCTGACAATGGCAAAAAAAGTCTCAAAATTCTTTCGTATCGGCGTTGAGGGTGACACCTGTGACGGGCGTGTCATCAGTGCGCAGGATATTCAGGAAATGGCCGAAACCTTTGACCCGCGAGTCTATGGTTGCCGCATTAACCTGGAACATCTGCGCGGCATCCTGCCTGACGGTATTTTTAAGCGTTATGGCGATGTGGTCGAACTGAAGGCCGAAAAGATTGACGATGATTCGGCGCTGAAAGGCAAATGGGCGCTGTTTGCGAAAATCACCCCGACCGATGACCTTATCGCGATGAACAAGGCCGCGCAGAAGGTCTATACCTCAATGGAAATTCAGCCGAACTTTGCCAATACCGGCAAATGTTATCTGGTGGGGCTGGCCGTCACCGATGACCCGGCAAGCCTCGGCACGGAATACCTGGAATTCTGCCGCACGGCAAAACACAACCCCCTGAACCGCTTCAAATTAAGCCCTGAAAATCTGATTTCAGTGGCAACGCCTGTTGAGCTGGAATTTGAAGACCTGCCTGAAACCGTGTTCACCGCCCTGACCGAAAAGGTGAAATCCATTTTTGGCCGCAAACAGGCCAGCGATGACGCCCGTCTGAATGACGTGCATGAAGCGGTGACCGCTGTTGCTGAACATGTGCAGGAAAAACTGAGTGCCACTGAGCAGCGCCTCGCTGAGATGGAAACCGCCTTTTCCGCACTTAAGCAGGATGTGACTGACAGGGCGGATGAAACCAGCCAGGCATTCACCCGCCTGAAAAACAGCCTCGACCACACCGAAAGTCTGACCCAGCAGCGCCGCAGCAAGGCCACCGGCGGTGGCGGTGACGCCCTGATGACGAACTGCTGACCGGCGTCAGTCAGTCCGGGAAAACCTTCACGATTAACCCTTAATTTCAGGAAAAACTATGCGCCAGGAAACCCGCTTTAAATTTAATGCCTATCTGTCCCGTGTTGCCGAACTGAACGGCATCGACGCCGGTGATGTGTCGAAAAAATTCACCGTTGAACCGTCGGTCACCCAGACCCTGATGAACACCATGCAGGAGTCCTCTGATTTTCTGACCCGCATCAACATTGTGCCGGTCAGCGAAATGAAAGGGGAAAAAATTGGTATTGGTGTCACCGGCTCCATCGCCAGCACCACCGACACCGCCGGTGGCACCGAGCGTCAGCCGAAGGACTTCTCGAAGCTGGCGTCAAACAAGTACGAATGCGACCAGATTAACTTCGATTTTTATATCCGCTACAAAACGCTTGACCTGTGGGCGCGTTATCAGGATTTCCAGCTTCGTATCCGTAACGCCATTATCAAACGCCAGTCCCTTGATTTCATCATGGCCGGTTTTAACGGTGTGAAGCGTGCCGAAACCTCTGACCGCAACAGTAATCCGATGCTGCAGGATGTGGCGGTCGGCTGGCTGCAGAAATACCGCAATGAAGCCCCGGCGCGCGTGATGAGCAAGGTCACTGACGAGGAAGGCCGCACCACCTCTGAGGTTATCCGCGTGGGTAAGGGCGGTGATTATGCCAGCCTTGATGCACTGGTGATGGATGCGACCAACAACCTGATTGAGCCGTGGTATCAGGAAGACCCTGACCTTGTGGTGATTGTGGGGCGTCAGCTACTGGCGGACAAGTATTTCCCCATCGTTAACAAAGAGCAGGACAACAGCGAAATGCTGGCCGCTGACGTCATCATCAGCCAGAAACGCATCGGTAACCTGCCGGCGGTACGCGTCCCGTACTTCCCGGCGGATGCGATGCTCATCACGAAGCTGGAAAACCTGTCCATCTACTACATGGATGACAGCCATCGCCGCGTGATTGAGGAAAACCCGAAACTCGACCGCGTGGAGAACTACGAGTCAATGAACATTGATTACGTGGTGGAAGACTACGCCGCCGGTTGCCTGGTGGAAAAAATTAAGGTCGGTGATTTCTCCACACCGGCTAAGGCGACCGCAGAGCCGGGAGCGTAACCGATGACGAGTCCCGCACAGCGCCACATGATGCGGGTCTCGGCAGCGATGACCGCGCAGCGGGAAGCCGCCCCGCTGCGACATGCAACTGTCTATGAGCAGATGCTGGTTAAGCTCGCCGCAGACCAGCGCACACTGAAAGCGATTTATTCAAAAGAGCTTAAGGCCGCGAAAAAGCGCGAACTGCTGCCGTTCTGGTTGCCGTGGGTGAACGGCGTGCTGGAGCAGGGCAAAGGTGCACAGGATGACATTCTGATGACGGTCATGCTGTGGCGTCTGGATAGCGGCGATATTGCCGGTGCGCTGGAGATTGCCCGTTATGCCCTGAAGTACGGTCTGACCATGCCGGGTAAACACCGCCGCACCCCGCCGTACATGTTCACCGAGGAGGTGGCGCTCGCGGCCATGCGTGCTCACGCTGCCGGTGAGTCTGTGGATACCCGCCTGCTGACGGAGACCCTCGAACTGACCGCCACGGCTGACATGCCTGATGAAGTGCGCGCAAAGCTGCACAAAATCACCGGTCTGTTTCTGCGTGACGCTGGTGATGCCGCAGGTGCGCTGGCGCACCTGCAACGTGCGACACAGCTCGACTGTCAGGCAGGCGTCAAAAAAGAGATTGAACGACTGGAGCGGGAGCTGAAACCGAAGCCGGAGCCGCAGCCAAAAGCGGTCACCCGCGCCCCGCGTAAGACCCGGAGCGTGACCCCGGCAAAACGTGGACGCCCGAAAAAGAAAGCCAGTTAACAACCGAATGCGCCCCGCGCCAGGGCGGCACGCCGGTCAGTGACGGTGAATCACCTGACACTGCACCGGCGTCCACCGCCCGACTTTTCAGAGGTAGTCATGATGACGCTGATTATTCCGCGAAAGGAGGCTCCCGTGTCCGGTGAGGGTACGGTGGTCATCCCGCAACCGGCAGGCGACGAGCCGGTGATTAAAAACACGTTCTTTTTTCCCGATATCGACCCGAAGCGTGTCCGGGAACGTATGCGCCTTGAGCAGACCGTCGCCCCCGCCCGTCTGCGTGAGGCCATCAAGTCAGGCATGGCGGAGACGAATGCGGAGCTGTACGAGTACCGCGAACAGAAAATTGCCGCCGGTTTTACGCGTCTGGCGGACGTCCCGGCGGACGACATCGACGGTGAAAGCATCAAAGTTTTTTACTACGAGCGCGCCGTGTGTGCGATGGCGACCGCATCGCTTTATGAGCGTTATCGCGGCGTGGATGCCAGTGCCAAGGGCGACAAGAAGGCCGACAGCATTGACAGCACCATTGATGAACTGTGGCGGGATATGCGCTGGGCGGTGGCACGTATCCAGGACAAGCCGCGCTGCATCGTGAGTCAAATCTGATGAAGACCTTTGCGCTACAGGGCGACACGCTCGACGCCATTTGTGTCCGGTATTACGGGCGCACTGAGGGCGTGGTTGAGACCGTGCTCGCCGCAAATCCGGGACTGGCTGAACTGGGTGCGATGCTGCCGCACGGCACCGCCGTCGAACTGCCCGACGTTCAGACCGCGCCCGTGGCTGAAACTGTCAATCTGTGGGAGTAACGCATGACAGCAGAAGAAAAAAGCGTTCTGTCGCTTTTCATGATTGGAGTGCTGATTGTTGTCGGCAAGGTGCTTGCCGGTGGTGAACCCATCACCCCGCGTCTGTTTATCGGGCGCATGTTGCTCGGTGGTTTTGTCTCGATGGTTGCCGGTGTTGTTCTGGTGCAGTTTCCTGACCTGTCACTGCCTGCGGTGTGCGGCATCGGCTCCATGCTGGGTATCGCCGGTTATCAGGTGATTGAGATTGCCATTCAGCGCCGCTTTAAGGGCAGGGGGAAACAGTAATGCCGGTAATGAACACGCATCAGAATATCGCCGCCTTTCTCGACATGCTGGCCGTGTCCGAAGGGACGGCGAATCATCCACTGACGAAAAACCGGGGCTATGACGTGATAGTCACCGGACTGGACGGAAAGCCGGAAATTTTCACCGACTACAGTGACCACCCGTTCGCGCATGGCCGACCGGCGAAGGTGTTTAACCGTCGTGGTGAAAAATCCACGGCCTCCGGTCGCTATCAGCAGCTTTACCTGTTCTGGCCGCATTACCGCAAACAGCTTGCCCTGCCGGATTTCAGTCCGTTGTCACAGGACAGACTTGCCATTCAGTTGATCCGCGAACGCGGTGCACTGGATGACATCCGGGCGGGACGCATTGAGCGCGCCATTTCACGCTGTCGCAATATCTGGGCGTCCCTGCCGGGTGCCGGTTACGGTCAGCGTGAGCATTCACTGGAAAAACTGGTCACCGTCTGGCGTACCGCTGGCGGCGTACCGGCTTAAACGGAGTAAACACCATGAAGAAATTATCCCTTTCACTGATGCTGAATGTGTCGCTGGCGCTGATGCTGGCACTGTCCCTGATTTACCCGCAGAGCGTGGCCGTCAATTTTGTCGCCGCCTGGGCGATTCTGGCGACGGTTATCTGTGTGGTTGCCGGTGGTGTCGGCGTGTATGCCACGGAGTATGTACTGGAACGCTACGGACGGGAGCTGCCGCCGGAATCGCTGGCCGTGAAGATTGTCACGTCGCTGTTTTTACAGCCGGTGCCGTGGCGCAGGCGGGCGGCGGCTCTGGTGGTGATGGTGGCGACGTTTATCTCGCTGGTCGCTGCCGGGTGGATTTTTACCGCGCTGATTTATCTCGTGGCATCGGTGTTCTTCCGGCTGATACGTACGGCCTGCCGTCAGCGTTTTGAGGGGCGGGAACCATGTCAAAGCTGATGACTGTGCTGGTTGTGTTGTTATCGCTGGCGGTGGCCGGTCTGTTTCTGGTGAAACACAAAAATGCCAGCCTGCGCGCCTCGCTGGACAGGGCGAATAACGTCGCCAGTGAACAGCAGACGACCATCACCATGCTGAAAAATCAGCTTCATGTTGCACTCACCAGGGCAGACAAAAACGAGCTGGCGCAGGTGGCACTGCGTCAGGAACTGGAGAACGCCGCGAAGCGTGAAGCACAGCGCGAGAAAACCATCACGAGGTTACTGAATGAAAACGAAGATTTTCGCCGCTGGTACGGTGCTGACCTGCCTGATGCTGTGCGCCGGTTGCACCAGCGCCCGGCCTGCACCGACGCCAGTGATTGTCGCCAACGCCTGCCCGAAAGTGAGCCTTTGCCCGATGCCGGGCAGTGACCCGCAGACGAACGGCGATTTAAGTGCTGATATCCGGCAGCTTGAGAACGCGCTGGCACGCTGTGCCAGCCAGGTAAAAATGATTAAACACTGTCAGGACGAAAACGATGCTCAAACCCGACAGCCTGCGCAGGGCGCTGACTGATGCCGTCACGGTGCTGAAAACCAGCCCCGAGATGCTGCGGATATTCGTGGATAACGGGAGTATTGCCTCCACACTGGCGACGTCGTTGTCATTCGAAAAGCGTTACACGCTCAATGTGATTGTGACCGACTTTACCGGTGATTTTGACCTGCTCATTGTGCCGGTGCTGGCGTGGCTGCGGGAAAATCAGCCCGACATCATGACCACCGACGCAGGCCAGAAAAAGGGCTTCACGTTTTATGCAGACATCAACAATGACAGCAGCTTTGATATCAGCATCAGTCTGATGCTGACCGAGCGCACGCTGGTCAGTGAGGTGGACGGCGCACTGCATGTGAAGAATATCCCGGAACCTCCGCCGCCGGAGCCGGTCACCCGCCCGGTGGAGCTTTATATCAATGGTGAACTGGTGAGCAAGTGGGATGAATGAGTTTAAGCGTTTTGAAGACCGGCTGACCGGACTGATTGAGTCGCTGTCACCGTCAGGGCGTCGGCGACTGAGTGCCGAACTGGCAAAACGTCTGCGACAGAGTCAGCAGCGTCGGGTGATGGCACAGAAAGCCCCGGACGGCACACCCTACGCGCCACGCCAGCAGCAGAGCGCCAGAAAAAAGACTGGTCGTGTTAAGCGAAAAATGTTTGCGAAACTTATTACCAGTCGTTTTTTGCATATTCGCGCCAGCCCGGAGCAGGCATCAATGGAATTTTACGGCGGGAAGTCGCCGAAAATCGCCAGTGTGCATCAGTTCGGTCTGTCGGAAGAAAACCGGAAAGACGGTAAGAAAATTGATTATCCGGCGCGTCCTCTGCTCGGCTTTACCGGTGAGGATGTACAGATGATTGAAGAGATTATCCTGGCTCACCTCGACCGTTAGTTGTGCCATTCCCGACACCTCATCGTCACATTGCCGCCGGTATGACCCGGCGGCATCCTTCCCGTTATGAACACACTCGCAAATATTCAGGAACTCGCGCGCGCACTGCGCAACATGATCCGCACCGGCATTATCGTCGAAACCGACCTTAACGCCGGTCGCTGCCGTGTGCAGACCGGCGGCATGTGCACCGACTGGCTTCAGTGGCTGACCCATCGCGCCGGACGTTCGCGCACATGGTGGGCACCTTCCGTGGGGGAACAGGTGCTGATTCTGGCCGTGGGCGGTGAACTCGACACGGCGTTCGTTCTGCCGGGGATTTATTCCGGCGATAACCGCGCGCCGTCTGCGTCGGCGGATGCCCTGCATATCCGTTTCCCTGACGGGGCGGTGATTGAGTATGAACCCGAAACCAGTGCACTCACGGTAAGCGGAATTAAAACGGCCAGCGTGACGGCTTCTGATTCTGTTACTGCCACGGTACCGGTGGTCACGGTGAAAGCGTCAACCCGTGTCACCCTGGACACACCGGAAGTGGTCTGCACTAACAAACTGACTACCGGCACGCTGGAAGTGCAGAAGGGCGGGACGATGCGCGGCAACATTGAACACACCGGCGGTGAACTCTCATCAAACGGTAAGGTACTGCATACCCACAAACACCCCGGCGACAGCGGCGGCACAACCGGGAGTCCTTTATGACAGCGCGTTATCTCGGAATGAATCGCAGTGATGGCCTGACGGTCACTGACCTTGAGCATATCAGCCAGAGTATCGGCGATATCCTGCGCACACCGGTCGGCTCACGGGTGATGCGTCGTGATTACGGCTCGTTGCTGGCGTCAATGATTGACCAGCCGCAGACTCCGGCGCTTGAGTTGCAGATTAAGGTCGCCTGTTACATGGCGGTACTGAAATGGGAACCCCGCGTCACCCTGTCATCCGTCACCACGGCGCGCAGTTTTGACGGGCGAATGACGGTCACGTTAACCGGTCAGCACAACGACACCGGCCAGCCACTTTCGTTAACCATCCCTGTGAGTTGAAACCATGCCGATTATCGACCTGAACCAGCTACCCGCACCGGATGTGGTCGAGGAGCTGGACTTTGAAACCATTCTTGCCGAACGCAAGGCGACACTGATTTCCCTTTACCCGGAAGACCAGCAGGAGGCGGTCGCCCGTACCCTGACGCTGGAATCCGAGCCTCTCGTCAAACTGCTGGAGGAAAATGCTTATCGTGAGCTTATCTGGCGTCAGCGTGTGAATGAGGCCGCACGGGCGGTGATGCTGGCCTGTGCCGCCGGTAATGACCTTGATGTGATTGGTGCCAATTACAACACCACGCGCCTGATTATCACCCCGGCAGATGATTCGACCATCCCGCCGACACCGGCAGTGATGGAGTCTGACACCGATTATCGTCTGCGTATTCAGCAGGCGTTTGAGGGCTTAAGCGTTGCCGGGTCGGTGGGAGCCTATCAGTATCATGGTCGTAGTGCCGACGGGCGTGTCGCGGATATCTCTGTTACCAGTCCGTCTCCGGCCTGTGTCACTGTCTCCGTGCTGTCACGTGAAAATAACGGCGTCGCATCCGAAGACCTGCTGGCTGTGGTGCGTAACGCCCTTAATGGCGAGGACGTCAGGCCGGTGGCCGACCGCGTGACCGTGCAGTCTGCCGCCATCGTTGAATACCAGATAAACGCCACGCTTTACCTTTACCCTGGTCCCGAAAGCGAACCCATACGCGCTGCCGCCGTGAAAAAACTGGAAGCGTACATCACGGCACAGCACCGGCTGGGGCGTGACATCCGTCTGTCTGCCATTTATGCCGCTTTGCATGTGGAAGGCGTGCAGCGTGTTGAACTGGCTTCACCACTGGCCGACATCGTGCTCAACAGTACGCAGGCGTCTTTCTGTACCGAATACCACGTCGTGACCGGAGGCTCGGATGAGTGATTCGCGACTGCTGCCGACCGGCTCATCACCGCTTGAAGTTGCCGCCGCAAAAGCCTGTGCGGAAATTGAAAAAACGCCGGTCAGTATTCGTGAGCTGTGGAACCCGGATACCTGTCCGGCAAATCTGCTGCCGTGGCTGGCGTGGGCGTTTTCGGTCGACAGGTGGGATGAAAAGTGGCCGGAAGCGACCAAACGCGCCGTTATTCGCGATGCCTATTTCATCCACTGTCATAAAGGCACTATAGGTGCAATCCGGCGTGTGGTGGAGCCGCTGGGCTATCTCATCAACGTGACAGAGTGGTGGGAAACCAGTGACCCGCCAGGCACCTTCCGGCTTGATATTGGCGTACTGGAAAGCGGCATCACAGAGGCAATGTATCAGGAAATGGAACGGCTTATTGCTGATGCCAAACCTGCAAGCCGTCATCTTATTGGCCTGAACATTACCCGGGATATTCCCGGCTACCTGTTCGCCGGTGGTGTGGCTTACGACGGCGATGTAATTACGGTTTACCCCGGATAAGTGAGGAATAATGAGCACAAAATTCAAAACCGTTATCACCACTGCCGGTGCAGCAAAGCTGGCAGCGGCAACCGCACCGGGAGGGCGGAAGGTCAACATTACCACGATGGCCGTCGGGGATGGCGGTGGTAAATTGCCTGTCCCGGATGCCGGACAGACCGGGCTTATCCATGAAGTCTGGCGACATGCGCTGAACAAAATCAGCCAGGACAAACGAAACAGTAATTATATTATCGCAGAGCTGGTTATTCCGCCGGAGGTGGGCGGTTTCTGGATGCGTGAACTTGGCCTGTACGATGATGCGGGAACGCTAATTGCCGTGGCGAACATGGCCGAAAGTTATAAGCCAGCCCTTGCCGAAGGCTCAGGGCGTTCGCAGACCTGCCGCATGGTCATCATCGTCAGCAGTGTGGCCTCAGTGGAGCTGACCATTGACACCACAACGGTGATGGCAACGCAGGATTACGTTGATGACAAAATTGCAGAACATGAACAGTCACGACGTCACCCTGACGCCTCGCTGACCGCAAAAGGTTTTACTCAGTTAAGCAGTGCGACCAACAGCACGTCTGAAACACTGGCTGCAACTCCGAAAGCGGTTAAGGCCGCATATGACCTTGCTAACGGGAAATATACCGCACAGGACGCTACCACCGCGCGAAAAGGCCTTGTTCAGCTCAGTAGTGCGACTAACAGCACGTCTGAAACGCTCGCCGCAACGCCGAAAGCGGTAAAGGCAGCATATGACCTTGCTAACGGGAAATACACTGCACAGGATGCCACAACAGCGCGAAAAGGCCTTGTTCAGCTCAGTAGCGCCACCAACAGCGATTCTGAAACGCTTGCGGCAACGCCAAAGGCGGTTAAGACAGCATATGACCTTGCTAACGGGAAATACACTGCACAGGATGCCACCACGGCGCGAAAAGGTCTTGTCCAGCTCAGTAGCGCCACCAACAGTGATTCTGAAACGCAGGCTGCAACGCCAAAGGCGGTGAAGTCTGCCTATGACAATGCTGAAAAACGTCTTCAGAAAGATCAAAACGGTGCGGATATCCCTGATAAAGAACGCTTCCTGAGTAACATTAATGTTTACAGCAAAGGTGAAGTGGATAAGAAAAAGGGAATGCGAAAGTATTCGTTTGCAGCCCCTGCAAATGTCGTTGCCGGGAAGTGGTACCCCGTTATCTTTCGCCGTGCTGCCAGCCTTTCAGGAGAAATGGCATCCCGCGTTGTTATTTCCACTGGTTGTTATAACGGCGATTATGTAATGAATAACTGCGAGTTTAATGGCATGGTTATGCCCGGAGGCTGGACTGATCGTGGTTCATATGCGGCAGGTTATTTCTGGACGTATCAGACTAATGAGCGTTCAATCCATTCCATTGTTACAAGCCTGAAAGATGATGATGTATGTAGTGTTTTTTATGTTGAAGCCAGAGCTTTCCCTGTACAAATTCTTGCAGAGGAAGGGCTAACGGTTATTGTTCCGACAGAGGATTATGTCGTCGGTCAAACGACATATAAGTGGGGAGCAACTAATCCCGCTACAGAAAGCACGAACGCACAGGCTATTCTGGATTTTAAAAATGGACGTGGTTATTACTGTTCACATCCATTTATTTCCAGCCTTTCAGGAAATGCTGCAACAGCAACGAAGTTAGCGAACGCAAGAAATATTAATGGTGTCAGATTTGATGGCTCTGCCGATATAAATATTAATACACTGGTATCCAGAAACCGTGTTAATGCATTAGGTGGGAGCGTAAAGGGGACACCAGGTATTCAGATGTATGAGGCATACAACAATGGCTACCCAACAGCCTATGGTAATGTGCTTCATCTCACTGGCGTAACCGCAGTAGGAGAGGGTGAGTTACTTATTGGCTGGAGTGGAACCAGCGGTGCTCATGCTCCGGCATATATTCGTTCCCGACGAGATACCACAGATGCAAACTGGTCTGGATGGGCGCAACTATATACAACTGCTCATAAACCCTCAGCGGGAGATGTTGGTGCATACACCAAAACTGAGTCAGATTCACGTTATGTGAGAGACATGCGGCTGGGCGGTGCATCTACATATAAACCAGCAAATAATGGTACTACATGGACGCATCAGGCTCCGTCAGGTTGCGTATATACCGGCATTATTGTTCAGGATACCGGCTCAAACTCTGCCGATAACATTGGTGGCGTATATTACAGACCGGTGCAGAAATACATTAACGGGACATGGTATAACGTGGCGCAGGTATAATTTATGCAGCATTTAAAAAATATTACGGCGGGTAATCCAAAAACGGTTGAACAATATCAATTGACAAAGGACTTTGATGTTGTCTGGTTTTTTTCAGAAGATGGTAAGAACTGGTACGAAGAACAAAAGTATTTTGCTGATGACACGATAAAAATAGCGTACGACAAAGATAATATCATCCACTATGTGGAAAAGGATGTGACAGCTATCAGACCGGATGGATTAAGTGTTGTTGAAGTGGCGGATATTACTGCTAACCGACGGGCGGACATTTCAGGGAACTGGATGTTTAAGGACGGCAAAGTGATTAAACGCATTTATACGGCAGAGGAATTACAGCAGCAGGCAGAAATTCGGAAAGCCAGACTTCTTGCAGATGCTGAATCCGTGATTTTGCCGCTGGAGCGCGCGGTCAGACTGAACATGGCAACAGATGAGGAGCGTAGCCGACTGGAATCATGGGAACGCTACAGCGTTCTGGTCAGTCGTGTGGATCCTGCAAATCCTGAATGGCCGGAAATGCCGCAATAAGTTGTATTAGCTTACATATCTATGGCACAGAGTAAAGCCTAATCTGACAGTCCGCTCTGTGCCAGGAGCAGACATTGCCAACGTTATGACCCTCGATTACATCAAAGAGCCCTATAGCCGAAACCTGCACCATAGCCATCTCTGTAGAATTCGTCCTAGGGGCTTTTAACAGACCTAGTTGTATGGATCGGAAGGAAATATTAAAGCTCAAGGCGTCAGTCCAGTGCTGTCCTGTTTGCTTACCACACGAAAGAGTGCTGCTTGTACCTGCTAACTAATGGATGCGGAGTGAGGGGGGCGGGTAGAACCAAAAGCACTTACTACGTGTGGCGCTCTCCTGGAAGAGGAGACGTCGAAGTGATAACGCTAACAACAGTCTTACTGGTGATGCAAATAATGCTAGCTGGTCTGGTTGCCATCAAGCAACTGACCGGACGCCCGTAAGGGATGGAGGAACTTGATTAAAGGCAGGGGGGTACCTCCCCTGCCTTTTTTCGTTTCTGCGCAAGTTAGCTCTGTTATTATAATCTTTACTCACACTGTAAGGACATAGTTCAAATGACTGAATGGCTTAATGCACATTTTGGTGCAGACGCAGCTACCTATCTTAGCTTATTAGTCGGCGTACTGGCACTGTTTGGTATTGGGGGCGGTGTTACATATAGAATCAGACAGCAAAACAACATAAAACAGAAGGCAAAGAAAACCGAGGGTGATGTGAACCAGGCCGGGCGGGATATTAATCAGACCACCAACGTTTACCACACATCCAATGAATCTACTGAGGACCCTGTAAAAAAAAAGCAAGATGAACATGATCTGAAGATAATCGACCAGATCCTTGAATTGCTGCCTTATGAGGATACTACTCAATGGGTTGAGCAGAGCTACCTGAGCGGTATACGGCAAGATGTTTGCTTAAACATTGAAAAAGCTGAAAAATTTAGCGGTGAAAAGTATCGGTTATTCAATACTGAAGTGAATGGTGCGAAAGACGCTTTTTTGGACGCTATGACCGCATACGTAGATAGTACGCTACCATTTATGAGTGTTGATTACCCGAACAGAAAGCCAGTGATGCTAAGCCTTCCCCATGACTGGAAGAGTAAGAGTGTTGAATCGGAGGCAAACTTCCGCTTTCATCAGCAAAATGTGCGTGAAACATCGGGGGGGATGATTGCGCGCTATGAGGATTTTGTCAGGACATTTAAGGCTCATGGATTCATAAGCGATAAACTGTAAAGGCGCAGTGGGTCAGCGAACACCGCAACGACAGAACCGCGTAAGCGGTAAAATCAGCTTGTTAACTGGCGAGTTTATAGCCGTCCCTCCGGGGCGGCTTTTTTATGACTATAATCGACAGAATCACCTGAACGTCCAGGTGGGTTTCCCTGACAGGACGTCAAGGAATGTTCGCTTTGTGCCAGGAGCGGACGTTGCCAGCATTGAGTTTTCAGTTTTCAAAGGTATATCTTTAGATTTAGTTCACTTAGAATGAGCGTGTTAAAGTTTTCGGTTATGTGAGTATATTGAACATAACAAATAAACAATAATTTTTGTATTCCATTTAGGATATAAAAAAGAGGGATTTGAGTTATGTACGATTATAGTTTTTTACTTACTCCATCTACAGGATTTGTTAAAAGATTATGTGGAGTTTGGTCGAATGATTTCTCTATAAAAGATGATTCTGACTCTGATTTAGGGCAAACAGATATTCATTTACTTTCATCTCCTCATTTGAATATCATATCCGACCCAAATGAATTGGCTTCCAAGTTAAAAGGTTTGTTGATGCTCATGAACGGCGCACTTAGCGTTCTTTATGGTTTTGAAAGATATCAATCTTTTGGTCCTCTTTCTATTTCTGGAAGTGAAGGCATTAATTACTCGGAAATATGCGGCTTTAAATCAATGGATGTAACTCAGGTAAACCCCTTTAATTTTCATGACATACAGCAACCACACCCTCGCGCTGATAATTTTTCACGATTAATTAATTTATCATCTAAACATGAATCCTTACGTGTTGTTTTAGGTATGTGTGCCTTAGGTGATGATTGGGTTAATCTTTATCGTTTGTGGGAAACAATTAGAGAATATGTATATGATAAATATGTGAAAGGTATACTAAATTTTCCCGACACTTATAAAGGCAAGAAATATCAGAGAGATAAAGTAATTAGCATGGCTTTTAATATTGATGAAAAGGAAATCAGCAGATTCACGGGCACTGCTAATAGCTTTGAACTGTTAGGGTATCTTGCGAGACATGGAAAGGGAAGTTCCGGAGGGATATTAAAAAATCCGATGTCAAGAGTTGACGCAAGCATTTTCGTACACAAAGCAACTTACAAATATTGTAAGTTATTTTTGATGTAAGTAAAAAGTTGAAGCTATAATACTCAAAGTATCGAAAACTACGTTCGTCGTGCACTCGAAAACAATATGCTTATTGTGTCTGCACTAATTACTCAAGGTCCGAGAAAAATGGCGAAGCTCATCTTTTTCAGGCTTCGCCAACTTGAGTTATTGGTTAAAATTCATTTAGGAATAATAGAATGCAATTCGTGACTCACCTGGATTTCATAGTGTTTCAATAGTTCTCCGATGTTAATTCCTACTACCTTACGAACTGCGCCGAGGGAGAAGTTAAGCTCCTCAATGCCCGGCCGATCTGGCGTTGAATTCATATAGTGTCGGCACGCACGGACAATTGACTCGACGATCAACGATAGCGGAGACTCAGGTGCAATCTCGGAGCGAATCGCCGTAAGAGAGAGTCGGAGCTCCTTCAAAGAATCCGAGACTCGTGCTGGATCCTCTTGAGCATATGGCAGATAAAGAGAACTCTTGTCTTCCAATAAATGGATCACCCGCAGAGCAATTTTCTCGTCTGGGCGATGCGATAGAAATTGAAACATTAGCCTCTTTCCTCCCTCCAAGCACTCCTTCATTAGTGATTCGTGGTCACGTTTCCATTTTCGCAAATACTCGGCGGGGTAGCCCATACCGCCATTCTTATCAACTAAATCAGCACAAGCTCCGCACAACCATATAGCATTTTTTATGCTCTTCCGCTCTGTTTCTGACTGAGACATGTCATAGCGCGGTCCGCCAGGGCTCGCCGCGCAGATATGCGCCGCCTCACCCGTCTTGATAGAAAGATTTTCCGCCAATTGATCCGGGCCGATTGTTACCCTATGACAAGAGGGATTGCTACAAATATATGCAGCGCGCTCTGCTACCTTACCTACAACGCTTGGAGGAAAGTTGTGCCTATTTGTCTTGGTCATAAAAGTTATGCTTCTTTGTTTTTTTCATCTATGTGGGGAGAATAAAATCATACTTTTTATATCTGATCCTAGGGCTGACCAGCAACCTATTGATCAAAAAACCAAGATATTAGCTAAAAAAAATCAGCATACTTGAGACCAGGCTCAATGTCCGCTCCTCGCTCAAAGCAGACTGTCAGATTTGATAGCATTTGGGCTATGTAAATTGTCAGGCGGAAAATGAGTGAGTACAAATCAGGACAGGCGGGCGAATTGCCCGCATTTTCTTTATCTGTTGTTTCATCCCCTGACCAGCCAGGTCAAATAGCGTCTCATGCTCTGCACAACAGAAAATAGTTGCACCCATTAACCACGGAGTTAAACGGATGAGTGACTATCATCACGGCGTGCAGGTGCTGGAGATTAACGATGGCACCCGCGTCATTTCCACCGTATCCACTGCCATTGTCGGCATGGTCTGCACGGCCAGCGATGCGGATGCGGAAACCTTTCCCCTCAATAAACCTGTGCTGATTACCAATGTGCAGAGCGCAATTGCAAAGGCCGGTAAAAAAGGCACGCTGGCGGCGTCGTTGCAGGCCATCGCTGACCAGTCAAAACCAGTCACCGTTGTTGTACGTGTGGAAGACGGCACCGGCGAAGACGAAGAAACGAAACTTGCGCAGACCGTTTCCAATATCATCGGCACCACCGACGAAAACGGCCAGTACACCGGACTGAAAGCCCTGCTGGCGGCGGAGTCGGTAACCGGTGTTAAACCGCGTATTCTCGGCGTGCCGGGACTGGACACCAAAGAGGTGGCTGTTGCACTGGCATCAGTCTGTCAGAAGCTGCGCGCTTTCGGATATATCAGCGCATGGGGCTGTAAGACCATTTCCGAGGTGAAAGCCTACCGCCAGAATTTCAGCCAGCGTGAGCTGATGGTCATCTGGCCTGATTTCCTCGCATGGGATACGGTCACCAGTACCACCGCCACCGCGTATGCCACCGCCCGTGCGCTGGGTCTGCGCGCTAAAATCGACCAGGAGCAGGGCTGGCATAAAACGCTGTCCAATGTCGGGGTAAACGGTGTTACCGGCATCAGTGCCTCTGTATTCTGGGATTTGCAGGAGTCCGGCACCGATGCTGACCTGCTTAACGAGTCAGGCGTCACTACGCTGATTCGCCGCGACGGTTTCCGCTTCTGGGGTAACCGTACCTGCTCCGATGACCCGCTGTTCCTCTTTGAAAACTACACCCGCACCGCGCAGGTGCTGGCCGACACGATGGCTGAGGCGCACATGTGGGCGGTGGACAAGCCCATCACCGCAACGCTGATTCGCGACATCGTTGACGGCATCAATGCCAAATTTCGTGAGCTGAAAACAAACGGCTATATCGTGGATGCGACCTGCTGGTTCAGCGAAGAATCCAACGATGCGGAAACCCTTAAGGCCGGAAAACTGTATATCGACTACGACTATACCCCGGTTCCTCCTCTTGAAAACCTGACCCTGCGCCAGCGTATTACCGATAAATACCTGGCAAATCTGGTCACCTCGGTTAATAGCAATTAAGGAGCCTGACCGATGGCAATGCCGCGCAAACTCAAGTTAATGAACGTCTTTCTGAACGGCTACAGCTATCAGGGCGTTGCAAAGTCCGTCACGCTGCCAAAACTGACCCGTAAACTCGAAAACTATCGCGGTGCGGGGATGAACGGCAGCGCACCGGTAGACCTCGGCCTTGATGACGATGCGCTGTCAATGGAGTGGTCGCTCGGGGGCTTCCCGGATTCGGTTATCTGGGAGCTTTACGCCGCAACCGGTGTGGATGCCGTGCCGATTCGTTTTGCAGGCTCTTACCAGCGCGACGATACCGGCGAAACGGTGGCCGTCGAAGTGGTCATGCGTGGACGTCAGAAAGAAATCGACACCGGCGAGGGTAAACAAGGAGAAGACACCGAGTCGAAAATCTCCGTGGTCTGCACCTATTTCCGGCTGACGATGGACGGTAAGGAGCTGGTCGAAATCGACACCATCAACATGATTGAGAAGGTGAACGGCGTCGACCGGCTGGAGCAACACCGCCGAAATATCGGCCTGTGATTTTCATCCGGTCAGCCTGGCTGACCGGTTAACCCTGATTCAGAAGTGAGAAAACCATGAACAAAGAAAATGTGATTACCCTGGACAATCCGGTCAAACGTGGTGAGCAGGTTATCGAACAGGTCACGCTGATGAAACCCAGTGCGGGGACGCTGCGCGGTGTCAGTCTGGCTGCGGTCGCAAACTCCGAAGTCGATGCACTGATTAAGGTGCTGCCGCGCATGACGGCACCTATGCTGACCGAGCAGGAAGTCGCCGCACTGGAACTGCCTGACCTTGTGGCGCTGGCCGGTAAGGTGGTCGGTTTTTTGTCGCCGAACTCGGTGCAGTGACGTTTCCGAAAAATCTCTCGGTCGATGACCTGATGGCGGATGTGGCAGTGATATTTCACTGGCCGCCATCAGAACTGTATCCCATGAGCCTGACCGAACTCATCACATGGCGCGAAAAGGCGCTCCGGCGAAGCGGAAACACGAATGAGTAACAATGTAAAATTACAGGTATTGCTCAGGGCTGTTGACCAGGCATCCCGCCCGTTTAAATCCATCCGCACAGCGAGTAAGTCGCTGTCGGGGGATATCCGGGAAACACAAAAATCACTGCGCGAGCTGAACGGTCACGCATCCCGTATTGAGGGATTCCGCAAGACCAGTGCACAGCTCACCGTGACTGGTCATGCACTTGAAAAGGCACGGCAGGAGGCCGAAGCCCTTGCCACACAGTTTAAAAACACTGAACGTCCGACCCGTGCTCAGGCGAAAGTGCTGGAATCCGCAAAGCGTGCGGCGGAGGACTTACAGGCGAAATATAACCGCCTGACGGATTCCGTTAAACGCCAGCAGCGGGAACTGGCCGCTGTGGGAATTAATACCCGCAATCTTGCACATGATGAGCAGGGGCTGAAAAACCGTATCAGTGAAACCATCGCACAGCTTAACCGACAGCGTGACGCGCTGGCGCGTGTCAGTGCGCAACAGGCAAAACTTAACGCAGTAAAACAGCGTTATCAGGCAGGAAAGGAGCTGGCCGGAAATATGGCCTCAGTGGGCGCTGCCGGTGTGGGGATTGCGGCGGCGGGAACGATGGCCGGTGTTAAGCTGCTGATGCCAGGTTATGAGTTTGCGCAGAAAAACTCAGAATTGCAGGCCGTGCTCGGTGTGGCAAAAGACTCCGCCGAAATGGCTGCACTACGCAAGCAGGCGCGCCAGCTCGGCGACAACACCGCCGCCTCGGCGGATGATGCTGCCGGTGCACAGATTATTATCGCGAAAGCCGGTGGGGATGTTGATGCCATTCAGGCGGCAACGCCGGTCACGCTGAACATGGCGCTGGCGAACCGCCGCACGATGGAAGAAAACGCCGCCCTGCTGATGGGGATGAAATCCGCCTTTCAGCTTTCAAACGATAAGGTCGCTCATATCGGGGATGTTCTCTCCATGACGATGAACAAAACCGCCGCCGATTTTGACGGTATGAGCGATGCGCTGACCTATGCCGCACCAGTGGCAAAAAATGCCGGTGCCAGCATTGAAGAAACCGCCGCAATGGTCGGGGCGCTGCATGATGCAAAAATTACCGGTTCAATGGCGGGGACGGGAAGCCGTGCCGTGTTAAGTCGCCTGCAGGCACCAACGGGAAAAGCATGGGATGCACTCAAAGAACTTGGCGTGAAAACCTCAGACAGCAAGGGAAACACCCGACCAGTATTTACCATTCTGAAAGAAATGCAGGCCAGTTTTGAGAAAAACCGGCTCGGTACTGCCCAGCAGGCTGAATACATGAAAACTATTTTCGGGGAGGAGGCCAGCTCAGCCGCCGCCGTGCTGATGACTGCCGCCTCAACCGGAAAGCTGGACAAACTGACCGCTGCGTTTAAAGCCTCAGACGGGAAGACCGCAGAGCTGGTAAATATCATGCAGGACAACCTCGGCGGTGACTTTAAGGAGTTTCAGTCCGCTTATGAGGCGGTGGGGACTGACCTGTTTGACCAGCAGGAAGGCGCACTGCGTAAGCTCACACAGACGGCCACAAAGTATGTGTTAAAACTCGACGGCTGGATACAGAAAAACAAATCACTGGCGTCAACCATTGGCCTCATTGCCGGTGGCGCGCTGGCGCTTACTGGCATCATCGGTGCCATTGGTCTTGTCGCCTGGCCGGTTATCACCGGCATCAATGCCATCATCGCGGCAGCAGGCGCAATGGGGGCAATCTTCACGACGGTTGGCAGTGCTGTTATGACCGCCATCGGGGCGATTAGCTGGCCGGTTGTGGCCGTGGTGGCCGCTATTGTCGCCGGGGCGTTACTTATCCGTAAATACTGGGAGCCTGTCAGCGCATTCTTTGGCGGTGTGGTTGAAGGGCTGAAAGCGGCATTTGCGCCGGTGGGGGAACTGTTCACGCCACTTAAGCCGCTGTTTGACTGGCTGGGTGAAAAGTTACAGGCCGCGTGGCAGTGGTTTAAAAACCTGATTGCCCCGGTTAAAGCCACCCAGGACACCCTGAACCGTTGCCGTGACACGGGCGTCATGTTCGGGCAGGCACTGGCTGACGCGCTGATGCTGCCGCTTAATGCGTTCAACAAACTGCGCAGCGGTATTGACTGGGTACTGGAAAGACTCGGTGTTATCAACAAAGAGTCAGACACACTTGACCAGACCGCCGCAAGGACTCATGCCGCCACGTATGGCACCGGTGGTTATATTCCGGCGACCAGCTCTTATGCAGGCTATCAGGCTTATCAGCCAGTCACGGCACCGGCTGGCCGCTCTTATGTGGACCAGAGTAAAAACGAATATCACATCAGCCTGACGGGTGGTACTGCGCCGGGGACACTGCTTGACCGCCAGTTACAGGATGCGCTCGAAAAATACGAGCGGGATAAACGTGCGCGCGCCCGTGCCAGCATGATGCATGACGGTTAAGGAAGTGACGAAAAATGATGCTCGCGTTAGGTATGTTTGTTTTTATGCGCCAGACGCTGCCACACCAGACCATGCAGCGTGAATCGGATTATCGCTGGCCGTCAAATTCCCGTATCGGTAAACGGGATGCCTTTCAGTTTCTCGGTGTGGGTGAGGAAAACATCACGCTGGCCGGTGTGCTTTATCCCGAACTGACCGGCGGCAAGCTGACGATGACCACGCTCAGGCTGATGGCAGAGGAAGGTCGGGCGTGGCCGTTGCTGGATGGCACCGGCATGATTTACGGCATGTATGTCATCAGTAAGGTGAGTGAAACAGGGAGTATTTTCTTTGCAGACGGCACACCCCGAAAAATTGATTTTACGCTGTCGCTCACCCGCGTTGATGAATCACTGGCCGCGCTTTATGGCGATATCGGTAAACAGGCGGAATCGCTCATCGGTAAGGCTGGCAGTATGGCGACTAAATTCACGGGTATGACGGAGGCGGGATAATGCTGGATGCGCTGACATTTGATGCAGGCAGTACGCTGACGCCGGATTACATGCTGATGCTCGACAGCAGGGATATTACCGGCAATATCAGCGACCGTCTGATGAGCATGACCCTGACGGATAACCGGGGCTTTGAGGCTGACCAGCTTGATATTGAACTGAACGACGCCGACGGGCAGGTCGGGCTACCGATTCGTGGCGCTGTCCTGACGGTGTATATCGGCTGGAAAGGTTTTGCCCTGGTATGCAAAGGGAAATTTACCGTTGATGAGGTTGAACACCGGGGCGCTCCGGATGTGGTTACCATCCGCGCCCGGAGTGCAGATTTCCGCGGGACGCTTAATTCCCGCCGGGAAGGCTCATGGCATGACACCACGCTCGGCGCGATTGTTGAGGCGATAGCCTCCCGTAACAGGCTGGAAGCCAGTGTCGCTCCGTCACTGGCCGGAATTAAAATTCCGCACATCGACCAGTCGCAGGAGTCTGATGCGAAATTCCTGACCCGCCTTGCTGAACGCAACGGCGGTGAGGTGTCGGTAAAAATGGGAAAACTGCTGTTTCTCAAAGCGGGGCAGGGGGTGACGGCCAGCGGTAAAAAAATCCCGCAGATTACCATCACCCGCAGCGACGGCGACCGTCATCATTTTGCGATTGCTGACCGTGGAGCTTACACCGGCGTAACGGCAAAGTGGTTACACACCAAAGACCCGAAGCCGCAAAAGCAGAAGGTAAAACTGAAACGCAAAAAGAAAGAGAAACACCTGCGCGCACTGGAGCACCCGAAAGCGAAACCGGTCACGCAGAAGAAAGCGCCAAAAGCACCGGAAGCGCGCGAAGGTGAATACATGGCAGGTGAAGCTGACAACGTTTTTGCCCTGACCACGGTATATGCCACAAAAGCGCAGGCCATGCGTGCCGCTCAGGCGAAGTGGGATAAACTGCAACGGGGCGTTGCGGAGTTCTCCATCATCCTGGCTACCGGTCGTGCAGATATTTACACGGAAACACCGGTCAGAGTGTCAGGCTTTAAGCGCGTCATAGACGAGCAGGACTGGACAATCACTAAGGTGACACATTTTCTGAATAATAGCGGCTTCACGACGTCCTTAGAGCTTGAGGTCAGGCTTTCTGATGTGGAGTACGAAACAGAAGATTATGAGTGATGTATTTTGTTTATCTGTTTGTTTTATAAGGATAAATTAACTAAAATGGCACTATCAACAAAACCGGAAGAGGTGCTCGCGATGTTTCATTGTCCTTTATGCCAGCATGCCGCACATGCGCGTACAAGTCGCTATATCACTGACACGACAAAAGAGCGTTATCACCAGTGTCAGAACGTGAATTGCAGCGCCACGTTCATCACTTATGAGTCGGTACAGCGATACATCGTGAAGCCGGGAGAAGTCCACGCCGTAAGGCCGCACCCGTTGCCGTCAGGGCAGCAAATTATGTGGATGTAATTACAAACAGAAAGCCCCTCAGTCGAGGGGCTTTTTTGTCGATGTGGTCAATGTGTGGACGTGACCAGAAATAAATCCTTTTATTTCAATTTGTTGTACGTAAAAAATAAGCCCGTGTAAGGGAGATTACACAGGCTAAGGAGGTGGTTCCTGGT